TCTTTGCTTACTGCTCCTTCAACAACTTATCCAGCTTATACTCAAGAGGCAGACAAAGTTACTGTATACCCTATTTCTTTTAATGGAGCAACTGACGTAAAGTGTCAATACATAAGATACCCTAAAGATCCTAAATGGACTTATACCACTATATCTAATGGAGACCCTATTTTTAATCAAAGTCAATTGGATTATCAAGACTTTGAATTACCACTAGATGATGGAAATGACTTAGTTTCAAAAATATTACAGTACGCTGGTATTCAAATAAGAGAAGGAGATGTATTTAAATTTGGTCAAGTTGAAGAGCAAACGCAAAATAAAGAACAATAATTATGGCATACATAGATCAAAAAAAGTATTACACTAATGATGCAGTTGCTCCAACAGATTTAAATTGGGGTTCGTATCAATATGTAAGTTTAGCAGATATTGTTACTAATTTTTTGTTAATGTATGATGGAAATCATTCTTTAATAAACAATGAAGAAAGATATAAGATCTTGTTTCACGCAAAACGTGGAATACAAGAATTAAATTATGATGCTTTTAAAGAAATTAAATCTTTACAGTTAACTGTTTATTCTGATTTAAGATTTGTTCTGCCATCGGATTATGTAAATTGGGTAAGAGTATCTTTATTTAAAAACAATACAATAAGACCTTTAGTTGAAAACATACAAGTACAATCTGCTTTATCATATGTTCAAACAGCAACAGCTGATTTTACTTATGACGCTGACGACAATGTTAACACGCAGACATCAAGCTTAGATACTTCTAGAACAGATGGATCATTAAATAGTATTTATTTAAATCAAGCAACGTTAAGTGATGCAGAAACTCAATCTTATGATAATAATTTTTACGACACAAACATTGGTGCTAGATATGGTTTAAATACTGAAACGGCCAATATGAATCCAACTTTTACCATTGATAAAAAAGCGGGTGTTATTAATTTTAATTCTACTATGGCTAATGAAGAATGTATATTAGAGTATATTTCAGATGGCATGGAAGGTGGTGATGATTCTTTAATTACAGTAAATAAATTATTTGAAGATTATGTTTATTCTTATATCAAATATTCTATACTTAATAGTAAATTTGGAGTGCAAGAGTATATAGTAAACAGAGCTAAAAAAGACAAAACTGCATTATTGCGTAATGCAAAAATAAGATTAAGTAATATTCATCCAGGGAGATTGTTGATGAATATGAGAGGTGAAAACAAGTGGATAAAATAAAATGGCTAGAACGCAAAGAAATTTTATTGCAGGCCGTATGAATAAAAGTCTTGATGAAAGGCTTATACCAAATGGCGAATATGAAGATGCACTTAATGTTCGATTAGGTTCGACTGAAGCATCTGAGATTGGATCTGTTGAAAATTCAAAAGGAAACACTCAATTATCTGCATTATTTTTTTTAGACCTTCAAGCTTTAAGTTCTCAATCAAGATGTATTGGCGCTTTTGAAGATGGAGCAAACGAGACCGTATATTGGTTTGTTCATGATCCAGCTTTTACATTGACCGATACGGGTAAATGTGATATGATTGTATCTTATAATACCCGCAGCGCACAAGTAACGTATCACGTAGTAAGCACTGACGATGGAAGTGGAATTAACACAACTTTAAATTTTAATCCTGAGAATCTAATAACAGCTATTAGTTTAGCGGGAAACATGTTATTTTTTACAGACAACTTAAATCCGCCAAGGTTTATTAATGTAACAGATAGTTATGGAGAACCTACAATAAATCAAGGCAGCTGGACATTTAAAGCTGGAAAATCAACTATCGGTGGGGATGATTTCATAGGTTTTCATCGAGGAACTGTATTGGGATGTCCAACACCCATTAGTCCTATCGGTGAAGGTGTTTCTCCAACAACGACGCAAATACCATTACCGGGTGTAGATTGTTATACGGCATTAGGAATACCCACTACAAAAGGGTATGGTATTCAAGGAATTAACACAGCTAGTGATTTGGCGTTAGTTCAGTTCTCTACCGATGTTTCAGCAAACACAACCACGATGGGTCTTATAAACTCAAACACTATTCTCAATCCAGGGAGCGCTAGTATGTTGGGTACTATAAAAGGAGACAATGGATCTTCTGGAACTTGGGCGGTAAATTATTCACCAATACTTCCTTATACTGATGGTAATGGAAATACTCAGCAACCAGAATCAGGTGGATTAGTAAATTTACAAGGTATTACATTACAAGACGGAGTAACTTATACATTAACAAGTTAGATATGGCATCATATATAGATCAGTTTAGCGCAGAATCATTGTTGGTTATAAAAAAACCACCTAATGCTGCACCTTCTATTGTGCCATTTAAAAGCAACGGCGACAATAATTTTTTAGAAGATAGATTTATTTGTTTTGCATATCGCTATGAATATTCAAACGGAGAGTTTTCTGCAACTTCACAGTTTAGTCCTCCGGCATTTATATCAGGCGTTTTTAGATTTAGCATAGGAAGTTTTTTAAACAACGGAATGTTAAATACAGCAAATGCTGTAAACATTACTTATGACACAGGAGGTCCTTTAGTCAAGGGCATTGAGCTTTTATTTAAAGAAATAAACGATCCTACAATAAAAATTATAGAGCGTATAAACAAGCTAGACGCAGGTTTTGCTGATAACTCACAAGCAGTTTATACTTTTGAAAACCAAAAAATATTTACTGTATTACCTGAATATGAAATATTAAGATTATATGATAATGTTCCGTTGACGGCTAAAGCTCAAACCTTGCTGGGCAATAGAATGGTTTATGGAAATTATATTGAGGGGTATAATTTAGTAGATCGGTTTAACGATGCTGTTCAATATAACTTTTCATCTGAATTAAAAACTGCTGAAGTTGGTTTATTAGATGTAACAACTACAACGGATGGTGCACAGTATTCAATTGATGCATGGATTAATATACCTAACTCACAGTTTGTTATTGATCTAGGGAATATAGATCTTGTCAAAGGAGCATTTATAAGTTTTGATATTTCAATAGACCATAATTCTTTTGGTGGACAAGCTCCATTTCCAACAGAAACCACAAATCTACAGACCATAAGTTTTAGTTATTTACTTCAACAAAATTTTACTTCTGTTTTTGCTTTAGCTACAGATTCTGATTTTATAGAAAAAATAGGTACAGCTGCTAATATACAAACTGTTGCTAATTCTTGTAATGGGAACACATTTACAGATGAGTTTAATTGCGCTATACCAAATCAGTTAGATGCGTATTTAAAAAAAGCTAGTGGAATAAGTGCCGTTGATCAAGGCATCAATATATTTGCTTCAACAAACAGTACCGATGTAGGCTTTCAGTTTCCTTCTATGCAGTTTGTGGACAATATTAATGCACCTACTCAAACGTTTTACGAGTACTATAGCATAGTTAGTACTAGTGTATTATATACAAAAACATCAAACAATTATAGCTTACATAGTAACAGAGGATATGAAATAGGTATTGTCTATATGGATGAGTTTAATAGGTCTAGCACAGCCCAAGTTAGTCCTTTTAATACCACTCATGTTGCTTGTGGAAATTCTGCATTTATAAATTCTATTCAAGTAACTATACCAGGTGGTGGAATTATTCCTGCACAGATTGCTCCGTTTTGGGCTAAGAGGTATAAGTTTGTTATTAAAGCAGATAAAGACACTTATAATACGATTTACACTAATCTATACTTTGAAGATCCAGATAGTAATGTAGTTTACTTTTTACTAGAAGGAGAAAATGCTAAAAAAACAGAAGAAGGTGATCGATTGATTGTAAAATCTGATACTAATGGAGCATTAAGACAATGTGCCTTTACAACGGTTTTAGAGAAAAAAAGTCAAACTGCTGATTTCTTAAAAATACCTGATCCATTACAACCGAGTGCTACTGACAAGTTTATAAGTATTCCTTCAGGGGTTTACATGAAGTTAAATCCTAATAATTTTTCTGTACAAAATGATTCGTCTGCAGGAGGTAATATTGTTTCTGGTCCTTTAAGATCCGAAACAGCCGATAGATCTGCAACATACCCTGTTGTAAGTTATCCTGTAACGGTTCCAAATCCAACGGGTTCTGGAGCAACAGCAAATATAGATTATACTCTTCCAGCGGGAAGTAGAGTGTTAATTGAATTTCAACAGTTTCGATATGGTACTGGAAGTCAGTGTGAACAAAGACAATATGATTTGACTTTAGATTTAGAAGCTTCAGATAATTATGCTAATTTTAAAGAGTTTTTTGATGGAGAAAATGTTGGATCTTTATTAGACAATGGAACATCTTGTAATGGATGGCCTAGACAAAGTTGCTTATATGCTGACACTTTAAATTCTTATGACAATACTTATCAATCTCCTGCCACAACAGTAAACCCTTCAACAGTTATAAGAGTAGGTGATCCTCAAATAAATGCTGCTATACGTACTATTTTTTGGAGGTTCTACGAAAACACAACTACTGGAGAGAAGTTTTTAATGGCGACTGGTACAAGAGCTTGTGGTAGAACAGACAAAAGAAGTTCCACCGTTAGTTTAAAGATTGAAGTAGTTAGAGCAGAGACTTCAGTAGTTTTTGAAACTATACCTGCAGACGCATTGCCAGACGTATGGTATGAAAATGATTTATCTTTTGAAATAGATTCAGTAGGTCAACATACTGGAAATGTTCAAAACCAAACAATAAATTTTTTAAACGCCGCGACTGTTACGCCTCAAGATGCAATCATAAATACGGGGTTTTATAATTGTATATCTTTTGGTGATGGAATTGAAAGTTATAAAATAAGAGATTCAATAACAGGCAAAACATTAAATTTTGGTAATCGTGTTACTACAACCTCTTCTCAACTATACAAGCAAGCAAATAGATTTGCAGACCTTACGTATAGCGGTATTTTCAACGATGAGTCTAACGTAAATAAATTAAATGAGTTCAACCTAGGGTTATTAAACTTTAAGCCACTAGAAGATTTGTATGGACCCATAGAAAGACTACACGCTAGAAGAACTGATATATTAACATTGCAAGAGGATAAAATATCTTATGTCTTGCAAGGAAAAGACTTGTTGACAGATGCAGGAGGAGGCGGTGCTTTAACTTCTGTGCCTACTGTATTAGGCCAACAGATAGCTCGTGATGAAGAATTTGGAATTAGTAATAATCCAGAGAGTTTTGCTGTTTATGGGAATCATAAATTTTTTACCGATTCTAAGAGAGGCGCTGTTTTAAGATTGTCAGGTGGAGATTCTGGGCCTGAAATATTAAGTGTTGTTTCAGAAGCTGGAATGAGATCATGGTTTAGAGACTTTTTTATAGACACTATAGGAAATCAAAAGCTTGGTGGGTATGATCCATATATGAACGAATATGTTTTGGCATCTAACGGAGAAAATATTTCAGGATTTAATAACTGTTTACCTTGTGGTCTTACTGAAAATATTCAAGTTAGTCCTTCTAATGAAACGATATATTGTGTAAACGTAACTCAAAATGTGGGTAATGTAGCTATAAACTATGTCATTCCTAATGCGGCTTCAAGTGTTATTGTGTCTCAAGCAAACACCCCTTCAGGAAATGGATTTCAAGAAATTACTACACAACAAGGCTTGCCTATTGAAACTCAAGGTTCAACAAGCGGCCCTGGTTACACTATTAAGGCTATTTACAATGGAATAGAGTATACTACGGGATTAGTTTTTGTAAGCGGAACATTACTAGTAAATAAAAATAATGTTGAAGCAACTCAAGTTACTTTAATAGTAACAACTAATTCATTAACTGAAGACACCATTGAAATTACTACTGAGTGTCCAGCACAAAATATTTTGACTATTTATAATATTGCGCTAACAAGTAATAATGAGGCAGGACAATTTATCCATAATCAATATTCGTGGACAGATAATATATTTTCTTCGCCTCTGCATTCTAATTTAGTAACATTTGCTTCTTCTGCCGACAGCCCTGTAGTTTCTCAATATCAAAGCATATCGGGTATAATAGGCGCGGGTGTAATACCTAATCAAGGAGCTTTAGTTAATATTATTAGCAACAAAATTAATAATGACAACTTTGTTTTTAGCACAACTCAAAATTCATTTAGATATTTAAGAACCGATACTCTTTATCCGAATAATCAATCCTCAATGAACTTATTGTTGGGAGCGTCTAGTTTAGCTACGCCTATAGTAAGTTCTGGAGACAGACACTCGGCAGAGTTTTCTATGCCTAACAACTCAGGAGAAATTCTTTATATGATATGGGATTATAGAAAATCTACATCTATATTATTAAACAAAGGAATTAATTCATACGACGCATGTTGTAATGGACAGCCGTTAGGGCCAACCATAAATTGTAACACATTACAAGGAGGTGGTTACGCGTATCCCGATGTAAGATCTGTAAATTTAGGAACGGCTACAGGAACAATCACCTTAGACTTTGATACACAAGGAGAGCCTGATAAAATTATAGTGGAGTTTGATGGAGCAGAAGTAATTAACACTGGATATAGAGGAAATGCGTCTCAACAAGGAGATTTAAACAATGCATTGGCAGCGCAAGGTGCAGCAGCAGAGGCTATTTCTGGAGTGGGAGTTGGTACAGCGACGTTTAATAAAACTACAGCAACAACCACTGCAACTGTAAAAGTTTTTGCACCAATTCTAAACAGCATTTGGAGGTATACATTAAGTTGTCCAGGGGGAGTTCCTACGCCTAC